GCCGAACTGGTCCGCAAGAAAACAGCCGCCATGTTCGGCGGTTTCATTACGGAGGCTGCCGCGGGCATCACCGGCGATCCGTCGAGCTGGTTCGGCAGGAAAGACGCCGATGACGATCAGGGCCGCGATGTTGTCGCCCTGGAGCCCGGCACATTCCCGATGCTTCCCCGCGGGCTGGACGTGAAGTTTTCCGCGCCGGTGGATGTCGGGACGACTTACGAGGTCTGGATCAAGCAGCAGCTCCGCGAGATCGCCGTCGGGATGGGCATCACTTATGAACAGCTCACCGGCGATCTGTCCGGCGTGAATTACTCCTCGATTCGCGCCGGGCTGCTGGAATTCCGCCGCCGGGTGGGGCAGCTCCAGCGGGAAATCATCATCTTCCAGTTCTGCCGCCGCGTCTCCAATGCCTGGATGGATGCCGCGGTCCTCTCCGGCGCCGTCAAAATACCCGGCTATTATGCGAACCGGAGGCTTTACCGGCGGATCAAGTGGCGTCCGGACGGCTGGGCCTGGGTCGATCCTGTGAAGGATCAGAAGGCTGCAAGCGACGGCGTGCGCGCCGGATTCACCTCCCGTTCCAAGGTCGTCGCCGAGAAAGGGGACGATGTGGAGACCATCGACAGGGAGAACGCCGAAGACAACGCCCGCGCCGACCGGCTCGGCCTCGTTTATGACACGGATCCGCGCAAGACCGGCAAAACCGGCGCCGGGCAGTCCGCAAATACGGAACAACAGGAAGGAGCGTAATATGGCACCCTTAGTAAGCAGCATGGCCTCCAGAATCCTCAATAAGCCCCTGCTGGTCAATCCGTCGTATATGACCGTATTGGCCAGGGCGATGGAGGCGCAGTTGCCCGCCGATATGCCGGGAAAATTATTTATCGATGCAATCCAGGGGAAAAATACTCAATTAGAAGTGATAAACGGCGCCGGCGTGATCCGCGTCTATGACTTTCTCTCCTATCGCACCGACATCGAATCCTTTTTTTTCGGCGGGACCTCCTATGAGGATATCCGCGCGCAGTTCCAGGCGGCGCTGGCGGATCCTGCCGTCAAAAATATCGTATTCGATATCAACAGCCCGGGCGGGGAAGCGGCGGGTCTCTTTGACCTGGTGGACGAGATCTATCACGCCCGGGGCGCCAAGCCGATTTATGCCGTCTTTAATGAGGAGGGCTTCTCGGCGGCCTTCGCCATCGCCACCGCAGCGGACAGGCGCTACATTTCCCGAACCGGGTCGGCGGGGTCTGTCGGCGTGGTGGCCATGCACATCGATCAAAGCGGCTGGGATGCCAAGACGGGGCTGGTGTTCACGCCGATCTTCGCCGGCGCCCACAAGGTTGATTACTCCTCTCACGCGCCGCTATCCCCGGAAGCGATGGCGACCATACAGTCAGACATAAACGCCACGTATGACATTTTTGTCGATACGGTCGCCCGCAATCTCGGGATCACGGCCGCAGCGGTCAAGGCTACGGAGGCGGGTATTTATCAGGGCAAGAAGGCCGTGGAGACCGGCTTTGCCGATTCCGTCACGTCCTGGAACCAATTCATGAAGAAACTAACAAACAGAAAGTATGGAGGCATTATGAAAGCAGAACTGGAAAAGTTGTTCAATGACATGCGGGATGCGCTCATGCTCCTGGTGGGCGCCGATCCGGCCGCCGCCAAACAGGAAGTCGTGACCAAGGCCGATGCGGAGGCGCTGGTCGCCGCGGCGGAAGTAATCGCCAGACAGGAAGGACATGAGGCCGGTCTTGCCGAGGGCCGGGAGGCCGGCCGGCAGAATGCCCAGGCGATGGCCATCGAGATCATGGAGGTATGCGCCCTGGCCGGCATGGAACGGTTGGCTCCGGCGCTGATCAGGGAGGGAACCACGATAGAGGACGCCCGGGCGAAGTGCCTTTCCGAGAAGGCGAAGGATTCCGAACGCACGCAGATCCGCTCTTCGATCGGCGCTGTGTCCGGTGAAGGGGTAAACCCGCTGATGGCGGACGCGAAGAAGCGGGCCGGGGCGGACAAGGTTGCGGCATAAACATCAAACCGTCGCATAAAACATAAACTACCGAGAAAAAGGAGGATTTAGAAAATGGGCCATCTGCATGAGAGCAATAATTTAAGAGACGTTCTGGTTTTTGAGCAGGACGAGGCGGGTCAGTTTTCCCGCGAGGTGGTGACCGTCGCATCGGGGCAGACGCTTCTGTTGGGCGCGGTCATCGGGAAGAAAACAAAGGCGATTGCCACCACCGGCACGCCGGTTGTGCATACCGGTGCGGGAACGGTGACGGCGGTGACGCAGGGCCCGAAATCCAAAATCGGGACTTACACCATCGTCTGCAAACAGGTTGCGGTGGCATCTCCGGTTACGCCTGCGATTTTTCAGGTGACGGATCCGGACGGCAACGCCCTGCCTGATGCGGCGATGGGCGCCTACACGAGCGATCAGATCAACTTCACCATCACTCAGGGCAGTCCCGTGATTGCCGTGAATGATTCGTGGACGATTGCGGTATCGGCAGGCGACGGCCAGGCGGCGGCGATTTCTCTCGTTGCGGTGGACGGGACGGCGGATGCTTTCGGCATTCTGACGGAAGATTGCGATGCGTCTGGCGGCGCGAAGCAGGCCGTGGCCATCGTGAAGGATGCGGTCATTATCGCGGCGAATCTTGTGTGGCCTGTGATTTCGCCCGCATGGACCAGCGACCAGAAGGCGGCTGCGCTGGCGCAGCTTTACGCGAAGGGGATCGTGGCGCGGGCGCAAGCCTAACGGCATGAATAAATACGACAATACGAAATTAAAGAAGGAGGAAATGTAAAATGATTCTCAATCCTTTCGATCAGGATGCTTTTAACATGGTGTCTCTGACTCAGGCGATCAACATCCTGCCGAACCGATACGGCAGGGTCGGCCAGTTGGGGCTTTTCACGGACAAGGGTGTGCGCTCAAGGTCCATCATCGTCGAGGAGCAGAACGGCGTGCTGAATCTGCTGCCCACGATGCCGGTAGGCGCACCGGGTACGATAAACAAAATCGGGAAGCGGATCGTCCGCACGTTCTCTATCCCGCATATCCCGCTGGACGATGCCATCCTTCCGCAAGAATACGAGGGAATCCGGGAATTCGGGTCAGAGGATACCATGAAGTCCCTGGCGGGGGTGATGAACGACCATCTGCAGGCGGCACGGAGCAAGTTCGACATCACCATCGAGTATCTGCGCATGGGCGCGCTTAAGGGGATCATCCTCGATGCCGACGGATCGACCCTGTATAACCTCTATACGGAATTCGAGATCAGCCCGGAGACGGTGGACTTTGATCTGGACAACGCGAGCCCCGTGGCTGACGTGCCGGCAAAGTGCCGCGCCGTCGTGCGTGAGATCGAGGATAATCTCAAGGGCGAAGTGATGACGGGTGTGCGCTGCCTGTGCGACGCGACGTTCTTCGAGGCGCTCGTCGGCCATTCGAGCGTGAAGGCCGTCTATCAGAACTGGTCCGGGGCCGCTGCCCTCGCAGGGGTTGATCCGCGCAAGGGATTTGTGTTCGGCGGCATCACGTTCGAGGAGTATCGCGGCGTGGCCACCGACAAGGACGGCTCCACGCGGCTATTCATCGCGTCGGGCGAAGGCCACTGCTTCCCGGAAGGGACGCAGCAGTCCTTTAACACGATCTATGCGCCGGGGGATTTCATCGAAACGGTGAACACCATCGGGATTCCGCTGTATTCCAAGCAGGAAGCGCGGAAGTTCAACCGCGGCATCGATCTCCATATCCAGAGCAATCCCCTTCCGATCTGTTATCGTCCGGGGATCCTGGTGAAAGTCACAAAGACCTGATGCGGCATTTTATAACAGTGGTTATGGAGACGCCGAGTGGTTATGGGGGCATGATGCGTGTCCCCATAACCTGAGAAAAGCCGAGGTGATCTCATGGGATTAAGGATGGTGTTCCGGGAAGCCCTGCCCGACATCTTCGCCGCTGCGGGGGAAGATGCGACATTCACACCCGTCAACGGGCAGGAGATCCCCTGCAAAATCTTCATAGATTTTGACGTAAAGTTTCAGTCATCCGCGATGAATGCCCAGGTGTGGGAAACGGGCGTCGTCATCGAGGCATTGTTGTCTGAAATCGGGGTCGAACCTGACCGGGGCGACAAATTCACCTTTGAAGGAACGGATTACACGGTTGATTCGATTCTGGCCAATGACGGCCTGACGGCGAAGGTGATCGTGACATGATCACAATTAAAATAGACCCGCGGGACATGGAAGGCGTCAAGGAAATGCTCGATAAACTGACGCCCGTCGAGACGAACAAGGCCATGGCGCGTTCCATCAACAAAACGATGCAGGGCGTGAGGACTGACGGAACCGGGATTCTTGCGGAACGCTTCGCCCTGACGAAGACGGACATCCGGTCTTCATTCAGGATCAGCAAGGCAAGTTTCGCTGATCCCGGCGGCGTTGTTTCCACACAGGGCACGTGGATTCGTTTGTTTAAGTTCGGGGCGCGGCCGGTATCGAGCGGTGTGTCCGTGAAGGTATGGACTGAAAGGCCGCGGGCGACCATCGAGCATGCCTTTATCGGCAAGCTCAAGCAAGGCCAAAGCGAAGAGCAGGTCTATATGCGTAAATGGCGGGGCGCGAGAACGGGGAGTAAGCCCCGCGTCGCGTGGGCGAAAATGCCCATAGAATATCGCTTCCCGGTGAAGTCTCTTTATGGACCGCGCATCCAGGACTATTTTGACGATCCGAATATTCAAAAGACATTAGAGAAGATGACCGAAGACCGCATGAGTAAGAACATGAAGCATGAAATCGAATACTTACTGGGGTTGCGGGCGCCGTTGGAATTGGAGGTCGATTGAACACCATAAGGGAAAACATCATCGGACAATTTGAAACACGGGCGGCGGTGATCCGGAAGGTCGTTTCGCCTCCCAGCGGATATGAAACGGATTGCGGGGAGAATGTGTTCCGCGTCCGGCCTAAAGTATCGCCCAATGAGCTGCCCTGCATCGTGATCTGGCCTCAGCCGGAGAAGGCGGCAAGCAATTACGGCATATCGCGGCAACAGATGACCATCAAAGTCGAGGGCGTCATGCGTTTCGGCTCCACGAATCCATCCGTCGTCGCTGAAATGATACTCGGTGATTTGATTAAATGTTTCACGTCAACCGGATGGGAAAGATCGCCGGAATACATTGAAAGCCTGTTTTACAGCGGCGGCGGAACGGACGCATACCCGGAGGAGGGCACCGTGGTAGTCGGGGCCTTCGCCTTGTTTGTCGTCACATACGATACGTTGGCGGGAGATCCATACAATAATGAATAAGGTCATCATCATCACCGGCTCCGCGCCGTGTCTGCATCCAGACATCGATGCCCTGAAGGAATATGGGGGCACAACAGTCCCTTCCTGTTTCGACTGGATGGCGGTCGGCCTGGACGCCGTGGACAGATACGCCTGGCCGATCAATTACTGCGTGACATACCACCCGGACGAAATCAATCAAATCAAACAGCGGCGGGCGGCGTACGGCGGAAATGGCGATTACAAGATCATAGCTCACGTGCAGCAGGACGGCGTGGACATGGTTGAACCGTATGAAGCGCCGTCCGGATCATCGGCCCTGTGCGGAGCGCTGGCGGCAATCCGGATGGGATACTCAAAAATAATCCTGTGCGGATGCCCGCTTGAAGGGCTGACGCTTGCCGGAACGAAGTGCGAAACATTCCGCGCAGGATGGGAAGCAAAGAAAGACAGGGTGCAGGGCGTGGTGAAATCCATGTCCGGCTGGACAAGGGAACTTCTCGGCGCACCCTCAAAGGAATGGCTTGAAGCATGAAATACCTCAGATTCGGAGAATGCAAACACTGTGGATTTTGCTGCATGAACAAGCGGTGCGAGCATTTCAAGTGGGAGAACGGCGAGGCGGTCTGTAGCGTATGGGGCAATGGCAGTATGCCGCAGGAGTGCAGGGAATATCCCGTAGAGCCGCCCGTCCTGACTGAAAATTGTGGATACAGGTTCGTGGACGTGAAGCGGCGCGTGAAGCTGGAAGCGAGGCAGGCATGAAATACAGGGTGACGCTTTCATACGATGTCGAATTCTCCGATGTTCCAAGTAATGTAGGCGAGGCGCTGGCTGATGCCTTGCAACTGCTGCATGATGTTGATGAAGTCGTGGCGGTGTCATCGGCTGGCTGGGAAGCGAATGTGGTGCTGAAAGAAAAGCAGGTTGAGGAAGTCTGATGGGTGTCGCGGGATACAACATGACCACGGTGAGCATGTGCGATGCTGTAGGTGATTGGAGCGCCGTTGGCGGCACGAACTCGCTTGTGGACAATACCGTATATGGCCCGATTGAAGGCAGCACCAGCATGCAGAATTACTCCGCATCCGGTGCGGCTCGTGGTGCGGATTGGACGTGGACAAGCAACCAAGACCTGACCGATAAGATGGTCATTTTTTGGTTCTCAACGTCAAAGATGTCCGGCATCCCGGCGAAGGGTTCCGGCGGAATGCGTATCCGCATAACGGACGCAAGCAGCAATTGGGCTGAATGGGATATTTTCGGTGGCGACACGTTGCCGCATGGCGGCTGGATTCCGTGGGCTATCCTTGCAGCAGAGTCCACCTCAAGCAGAAACGGCGGCACGTTCCCTACGCTGACGCAGATACGAAAGGTCGGTTGGCGGTGCGGCGGGACAGTATCAGCAAAGACGTATATTTATTGGGATGCCGTTCGCTATGGGCAGGGGCTTATAGTGACAGGCGGCTCAAGCGGCTCTCCGGTGAGTTTCGCTGACATAGCGGCTTCGGAGGCAACCTACGCATGGGGCGTGTTCACTCCGTTCAACGGAGTCTATTATGCTCAGGGCAAGATAGTCATTGGCGACAGCGGCTCAGGCGACACTTATTTCAAGACGACAAGCAACGACCTGATTGTTTTCAAGGAAGCCCTCGTAGGCGACAGCTACCATGAAATGCTGTTGCAGGGAGGCTCCGGCAACACGGAGATATACTTCGGGGAAGAAGTCGGCGGCAGCGGGGTCAGCGGCCCGACAATCGCATCGCAGAGCGCCACATGCAGGTTCACGCTGACCATGACGGACACGGACATTACGAAGTATGGCATCTTCGGAGCGACATTCCAGAAAGCGAAAGCTATTCTGCTGCAAGCCTATAATGCTGACAAGAAATTCCTGTCCTGTAACGTGGCGGTATGCGGCGAAATGGTTCCCGGCACAGGCAGCGTTGAAATGTGCAATTTCATATCTTCACCGGGAAGGGCAGTCAAGATTTCCTCGATAAGCCATAACGTGACCGACTGCAATTTCATCAACTGCCAAACGGCAATCCATCACGACGTAGGCGGCGCATCAGGGTCGCCTGTCGAATATGACTATGACGGCCTGATGTTTTTCGGCGGCACATACCACGTTGAGAATTCAGCATCATCGCCGAATTACTACATAGACATTGACCGCATTGGAGGGTCAAATCCTGATGATAGTCTGTTCAATAACTCAGGCGGCGGCACGACAGTCCTGCTTGAAATCTCTGTCCAGTTACAGCTTACGGGCTTGGTGGCAGGCTCTGACATATCCATCCTTGATGCAGGGACTACCAGCGAGCGCGTGAACGTACAGGAGAACGCAGGGACGACTTACAATTTCGGCTACAATTATGCTGCCAGCGACTACATAGACATAGGCGTGTTCAAGCCGGGATACATACCGTTTTATGTGCGGAATTATTTATTGGGTGCGTCGAATGGCTCGTTGCCAATCGCGCAGGTAGTCGACAGATTCTACATTGAATAGGAGGAACGAGAAATGGCAAAGATCATTGATCCCGATAGCTTGATCGTAAGCTCGACGGAAGGAAACTTGGGCGTGGATGGGAACATCTGGCTCGACACCACAAATAAAACGATTGCCCTTGAAGCGTATGGAAGCCTTGTCGCAAAAGACGGCGTATCAGGGAATGCAATATGGGCGAAGATGGTCGATTTGTGGGCCACGGCAGCCTACCAGCCCTTTCCATTTCCCATGAATATCCTCGATGCCCGATCCGGTCAGTATATCTTCGGGCAGGACCCCGGCGGTGCATTCAACGGATGGAAGCCGCTGGATGATGCTACGAGGCAGATGATTCGGGATGCCGGATGGTCTGAATACAGCAATGCAGGCGTGCTGAAACGGCAGTATGTCGGCATCGTGGCCCTTGCATCGGGCTATCCAGAAGGAGCGCAGTTCTATTATCAGAAAGCATCCGGCGCGGCATCGGCAGAGTTCACGTTTGATGATGCCCCGAACGAGGCAATTCAAGTCTATGGCATCGCAGGTGAGCCAAGCGAGTTTGATACACGGACGTTTTTCAAGATATTCGCGCGGGAACCTGCGTATCTGTATGACGATGCTACCCTTGGCGATGTCGGTGAAACAGGGACAGGCCCGTATAAAATCGCTTTGCCTATTGCCGTTGGTGCTGACCTTGACATCACGGATGATGACGTGGATGTGGAAGCGAACTCTCCATATACGCAAATCAAAATCCGGTATTTTGATGCTGCATATAGCAAGGATGTTGACCTTGATTCGACTCCGCGCAGCTTCGGCATTGTCATTGACGTTGGAACGCATTCCGGCGTTGATGGCGCAGCCCCCGGCTCAGGTTCGGTCCTGACAACCGAAGATGGAGGCATGACGATTGATGCTTTTATTGGTGGCGTCCTGACCATCCAAGAAGGAACGGATGCGGGGCTTCAATTCCCCATTACCGACAATGATGCCACGACAATCACCGTGACGGGAACGCTTTCGTCAGGGTCCGGCCTTTCATTCTCGGCTCAAAGAGCAACCCCCGTAGTTGCTACACTGAAACAGATTTACACCAAGATTCAGCACTCGCTCCGTCAGGATGCCGACATTGATGAAACAGGCGGCAGCGTGAATGGTCTGACGGCAGACATGCTTTTGAACTTTGTCGGCCCTTCGCTCAAGTGCGGATTCTACGCTCCATATAATACGAACGGTGGCGGCTCAGGCGTGATGATCGAGGGCCTGCGTCCCGCCGACCTGAATGACATTGTGTTCTATGACAATGGCGCGGCTGCAAGGGAATACCCGTATGCGTCCGCTGGTAATCTGAATTTCAGCACAAACCTCGTATCTGGCGGTGCTGGATATTTCAGAATGTATATCACGGATTCCGAAGTCGGCGCTGATGACTACGGGACGGCAAATGCAATCACGGTTAATGACGCCGACGGCAATCCGATTGCAGGAACGATTACGGCAGGGCAGAAGGCGTTCACCTTCGACTATTCCGGCAACACGCAAGGCGGCAGAACGGGCGGCTCGCTGAACGTGACGGTTGTGGCTGGTAATCCCGGCTATGCAAAGCCTGTTGTGGCAACGGGCGTTATCGACCAGAGCAAGGCAATCAGTATTACGCTAACCGCTGAAACTGACCGCGCATATCTCGATTAAGGAGCGGGAATGGGTTACGAGTTTGATGGCCCTAATAAGAAAATCCGGTTGACCATCGGGACTACTGCCGTTGAAGTTGACGACATGTATTCCCGATGGGTTGATTGGTTTTTGACAAGCGACAATTCCAAGTTCCTGCCTGCAATCCGGAATGTCGGCGGCGACTCCATTTCGGCTACGAAGGACTTGGGACTGACGTTTTTCCTGCTGAACGGCTGGCGGATCGTGCCGCAAGATGCAGACCATCGGTTGACGCTCAATGGCAATCTATACACAGACCCATCAGGATACAGCCCCATTGATTCTGTTCCGGGCCGTTCCATCATCGTTGAGTATGCCGTGTCGAACCTCGTGGACAGCTCGCTGGCGCAGATGGCGGAAATAGAATTTGCCTCGTACAACGGCGGCATAACGATTGACGCAGTTAATGGGACAGACAGTTCCGTTTATCCGGCAGGAACGCCGATGCATCCTTGCAAGACACCCGCAAATTCATACGAAATCAGGATGCAGCGCGGCTTTAACAAGATTTACCTGTTAAGCGACTTGATGCTGACGGGGATACCGGATGGAGTGTTGTCTGACCTTGTGCTTGAAGGCATGCTGGGATTCCGCGACCTCACCGTTACGTTCGACAACGTGCTGGTGTCAAGCTGCGTCGGCAAGAACGTCAACGTTACCGGCACGATGAAGCCCGGCTCAGTCGCCGTGGCCTACAACTGCAACATATTCGACACAGCCAATGTCCAGTTGCAGGCGAATGACAGCAATATATTGGGCGGCACTTACGAGGCAACGGAGTTAAGAAATTGCAGCGTGATGGGCGACCTCAAAGTAAAGGAAGGCGGCAGGTTGTCCGGTATCGGCATTGTTTTTGAAGGCGACTACACGACCATTGATATGCAGAGCACTCCCTGCACGGTGTCGCTGGATATTGACAGTGGTTATTTCATGCTGCTCAATTCCGTCGAGGGATGTCTTGCTGAATTCAACCTGCGGGGCGGCGAGATTGAAATTGACGATTCATGCACAGGCGGTGACTTCTATGTAGAAGGCTACGGCACGCTGTTTGGCGACCCCGAAGCGCTTGGCATGACGGTGAAAGCGAACCACCTGCTTGCGCTTGAAACAATACCGAAGCCGATACTCGAATCGAGCATAGATGGGGAGCAAATACAAGGGAGCCTTGCCGCTGCTCTGCGTGATTTACGGGAACGTCATGCGGGTAGGCGAGTCGTCGCTGACCGTGGCGCAAACATCATAAGAGTCTATGGCGAGAACGGTGACGACCTTCTCTACACTATAACAAGGACGACGGACGGCAATGTTGACACTTATGCAAGGAGCTGACGATGCCGGATTTTGTGGCATACGGCACGGCTGGCCTTCTGACAGAATCGGGGCAGGGCGACCTGACGGCATATGTAAGCGCGGGCTTGCTTGGATACGGAGAATTCATCCCAATTTACGATGGGGAGTTGATAGCTCCGCACCGTATGTGGAAGTTGCTTGCAGAAGAACGGAGCATAGAGCTTGCCGCGAGGCGCGACCCGCCGCTTGCGGTAGAAGTAAGGGTAACGGAATTGTCGGCAGAGGCGCGAATCATATCGCTTCTGGCAGAAGATAGAGTCATCGAAATATATGCTGATGAGGAACGGACATGGCAAGAGTAAGGGAGTTTTCGCCGAAGCAGGAGTATGAGGAGTATTTCATCCGGTTTAACTTCTTTCGCTTGCTTGGTGGCGATACGATTTCAACGGCGGCAGTAACGGCTAAAGATGCTGACGGAAAGGATGTTACGGACACGCTTACCGATGCCTTGAAGCAATACATTGAAGGCCCGCGCGTGTTCGCGTGGGTCAAAGGCGGCACGCCACAGCGTTACCTGGTGACGTGCAGAATCACAACGGGAACGGGCAAGAAGTGGGAAATGGACGGATATTTGGAAGTCGTGGCGGATCAGACATGATTAAGACGGTGGATGAATGACGTATCTGGATTACGACACTTACTGCAATGAAGTGAAACGGACGCTCAACGGGCACTGGACAGCGCCGGGCATAGATTACAAGGATCGCTGGCCGTATCATGTCGAGGCGATTGGGTTGTTGAAGATGCTGAACATAACCAGGCCTGATGAAGTCCTTGAGATAGGGCATCTGGGGGCGACGCTGATTGCCGGCAGTGATTCCCTGGATTACCCGAACAGGGAGTTTCACATCCCCGGTTATGAATTCACGCCGACGATCTGGCATGATTTACGGGTCATCCCGTGGCCTATCGCAACGGGGAGGTACAAGGCGCTTGTCGCCTTGAGGGTATGGCACCACCTGAAGCCGGTTGAACGGGAGGCGTTTCTGGAAGCGAAACGCGTTGCGGAAAACATCATCATGGTCTGCCCGGAAGTGAATGTCCGGGGCCGAGGGGTTACGAGGCAGCAATTCACGGAATGGCATGGCCGTCCGCCGGAGTATTTCTCCGACGTGAACATGGGGCCGTTGTATCTTTTCAAGGGGGCGTGCAGTGAAAGTAAAAGTTGAAAACATCATTACGCATCCGGGCTTCCGCTTGCTTGATACGGTGGAATACGAGGCATATGGCGCGCTGCTGCAGGGCGATGAGACTCAGGCTCGCGGTTTGCTCCACGGTTTTCATTACAAGCAATACTGGACGGGGATCCGGAACATTACAACGGGCGAATACGTGGCGAAAGTGTATCGGGAGCGGGGCACGGCAAAGCCGTCCTCTTATGCGGACAGCGATCCCGAGATCGTGGCGGAAGCGGTGAACCGGCGCGTTGACGATCATATTGCAAACGCCCTGGACATCATTGAGAACGGCTGCCGGGAACTGCCCTTGGGGGTCAGAGAGGGCGACCGTGTGCGTCTGTGGGACGGCCACAACCGGGCCGCCTTGCTTGCGGCGATGGGGCATGAGGCTATTGAGGTGCGGACGTGACGACTGACTTATTGAAACAGGAACGCCGGAAATACAACAGGATGTTTGACTATCCCGGCTATCGAACGTGGACGGGGCCGGAGCGCATAACCAGCTTCGTGAAGCATTGCCTCGGGAACGGGCCGAAAAAAGTCATAGACTTCGGCTGCGGGACGGGCATAAACGCCCTGCTGCTGCACAAGGCGGGGCATGACGTGTGGATGGTGGACATCGTTGATAATTCTCTGCTGCCCGACGCCCGGAGCGTCCTTGGCCATCGTCTGATTATCGCACCGTTGCATCGGATGCCGAAGGAGCTCCCCGACGCCGATTTCGGCTTCTGTGGCGACGTTATGGAGCATCTTCCCGAAGAATGGGTGTCGAAGTCGCTCGCTGCCATCAAGAAGAAGGTCCCGGTTTGTTTTTTCCTGATTTGCGGCATCGCGGACGTTTGGGGCGCCAAGATCAATGAACGCCTCCACCTGACCGTCAAGCCGAGAGAATGGTGGCGCGCGGAAATAAAGAAACACTGGACGGAAGTCAATGATATTGCGGGGGATAACCCGAATGTATTCTGTTTCATAGCGGGGCGGGCATGATCAGGAACGACAGGGCGGAGTTTGAGAAGTTATGGCAGGGCGACGGCTACCGACAGGGCTCATCGGCGCAGCGGCTGGTCAGCCTGTTCACTCAATACATTCCGCCGAAAAGCATCATCAATGATTATGGATCGGGCACGGGCAGGGCGGCTGTCGATCTTGTCAGGCTCGGCCACCAGGTGAACATGATCGAATTCGCCGACAACGCCCTCGAAGACAAGGCCCGGAACATGATCGGGCAGGGCTTGACATACACCATCGCATCTCTTGAGAAGCTGCCGGAGGGGTTTCCGGTCGCCGATTGGGGGATCTGCATAGGGGTATTGCTCTTTGTGGAGCCGGATAAACTCGACGCGATCAACAAAGAGATGCGCCGGACATGCCGGAATCTCATCGTCGAGGTGCATGACATGGATTCCATGTGGCTCGGACGGAACTGGACAACCATAAAAGGGGATGCGGCATTATGGGCCGGTGAACTCGGAAAGCACTGGCCTGTTGTGGAATCGGTAAAGAGTCCGGAGCATCGGCAAAGGTACATCACAATCTGCAAAACATAAAAGGAGGAAATTGACATGGCAACAGCGCAAAATGCAAAAGTGCAGTATGAATCAGGGCAGGATCTGGTCGTGTTTGCGGCCCTGACGGATCAGGGGGATCACATGGACTTCAGGGGAGCCGACCCCCTGTGGTCAAACCGGGACGGGTATCAGCCGGACGTCAAGCCGAACGGACTGGCGACCGGCGGCGCAGTAACGCCGGGAACGGCAAACGATACGGTGGACGTGGCGGCATTGACCTGCTACCTCTCGGGAGAGCTTGAAACCGTAACGGCAGATCCTGCCAATGCGGTTACGCGTCCGGCGGCGTCGCCGGCAGGGTTGAAGAAAAAGTCGTCCATCACGATCACATCAGGGGCCGTGGTCGCCGTGATCGCGGGAACGGATGGGGCCGCGTTCGTTGAAACGCGCGGAGCGGCGGGAGGTCCTCCCTACATTCCGCTGGATAGCATCGAGATCGCACAGGTCTGGCTGACTTCTTCCGTCGCAGCGCCTGTGACCGCCGATGAAATCAAGCAGGTTGTCGGCACACACTGCGAGCGTTACGACTACCCCACGTGGGAGGAAAAGCGTTTCAACGTTGAGGACGGCATTATCGGCAATGCGGGAGTTGTATTCTCGTCAGCCTTGCCCCTGATTCACTCGGCAGCCTCGCCGCTCGCGGGTGCGGCAAAGGGTGTTTATGCGCAGTATTACGAGCCTGCCTTCTCCGACGTGCCGAAATCCGATGCCTTCGTGCCGCCGGAAACGAGCTATTCCACGAGCTCCAAGCAGATTTACGGCATGACGCTCGGCTCATCGTCCTCGACGCTGAACCAGGGATCGTTCAACGCCTATCTGCGGGACGGTATCTCTGACGGCATCCTTGCGCTGAAAGGCCAGACGCTGTTTTTCAAGTTCTTTCAGAGCAAATTGAACAGCCTGCCTTATCTGCTGGCGCAGGGGATTTTCGGCGTTTCGCGGCAGTTCCCGGCAGGGGATCAGATCGTGGCGGCCTGTACCATTTCTCCGGAAGAAGCTGCCAAGGAAGTGATCGGTTAACCTCATAACAGGCAACGGGCGCGGCGGTAACACGCCCGCCCATAACAACACGGAGGCCCTATGCCATTCAATGCGAAGAAGTTCATGAAGGAAAAGTTCCAGCATCGGACGCAGGACATTCCCGTGCCGGACATGGCGCTCTTTTTTGAGGATGGGGAAGCCCCTGTCTGGAAGGTGCGCGGCATAACGGGGCAGGAATTGGGCAAGTCGAACGAGGCCGTTGATAAATACAAGTCAATGGCCGCGCTTGTCGAGGGATTGACGGCAGAATCGGGCAAGGACAAAGCGGATGCGATAATGGGCATGCTTGGTCTCGGTTCGGATGTCCCGGCGGACGTGGCAAAGCGCATTGAAATGCTGATCTACGGCAGCGTTGAACCGAAATGCACGCAAGACCTGGCTGTTAAGATATGCGAAACATACCCCATTGAATTCTATCAGTTGACAAACGCCATCCTGCGATTGACAGGGCAGGGGCAAATGGTGGGAAAACAGAAGCCCTCTGGCGAGATAGCGGCATCAGAGCAAGCCTCAGCCTGTGCCATGCCGGAGGACGATTCCTCTACGAGGTGAGGCCGGATGTATTCCCGCAGGGGTATTTGACAGGACAGGAAATAGTATTGTGGGAGAGGTTCTTTAAGGAGAAAAAACAAAGCGGAGGCATGTGATGATTCTTGACCCGACTTGGAACTTCCTGTTGACGGTGCTCGGTGGTCTGCTGTTTCCCATCATCATCTTGATGCTCACGAAGATGAACCGTGATGCAGAAACGAGATATGCAGGACTGAATGCGAAGATGGATATAATCGGACAGACGATGCTCAACGTCCAACTCGACCTTGAACAAAAGATAGCGAGGAAAGAGCATGACGAGAATTGTCATCAGAGATCAGACGACATATGGGAGCGGCTTAATAATCATTGCCACGACAGTTCGGGAAACGTCGTGATCCCGCGCATGCCTGTCCAGAGGTAAGCATGCTTAAAGCAATCGCAGTCATCGCAGCAACGGTGTTCATGTTCACGGCAAGCGTGTTTGCCATCGCCTCTATGGGGCTGACGGAGATAGGCAAAGGGCTGCTCGAATATGTCATCGGATCTGAGATAGAAACGGAGGCAAAGAAATGATCACCACAGTCCAGAAAGCAAAAACGCTGAGGTGCCCGCAGAACATGCGGGATGCTCAAACCTGCATCGCCCTCAATTGCATGGCGTGGGAGTATTGGGTGCCGCCGCCGGGCGCGACCCTGCAAAAGGAAAAGACCTCCCACGGCATCAGGGACACGGAAAAGCTCGGCTATTGCGGCTTGGTAAAGCGGAGGTAAGACAATGAACGAACCCGGCAAGTTTTACTGGTGGAAGTTTCTTAAAAAGGTGCGACTTGAGATTGTCGTCTTTGCGGTAATCATAGGCTCAGTGTCGTTCCTGATGCCAAAAGAGGCGTTGTCGGGGCTGTTGTCACTACTGGCTGCAAAGATTTTGACATTGACGCTTGGGACAACGCTGGCGCACCTGCTCAGGATCATAGCGTTCCCTTATTTGAACCTGAGCCAGTTGATTGAGGATCATCATTGGGGCGGCGTCGCATTTCTGGCAGTCTGGTATGGCATCATAATCTACGCAATGGCGGTGGGTGGATGACGCGCATCCTTACCATAATAGCAGCAATTCTTCTGACGCTTTGGTTTATTTATATCGCGCATGCCTCTGACCGTTGCGCCGCCTATGTCAAGGACGTGAGGACTGAGCATACGAGATATTTCGGCTTCCAGTTCCCGTACTGGTACGGTGTGTCGCAGCTAAAAGTTGAGTCGGCATGCAGGGCAAATGTGACGGCGTTCGATGCGGGGCAGGGCATAGCTCAGTTTATGCCGAAGACGGCACAGTACATCCAGAGTTTGATGGGGCAGGCCCTTGACCCATATAACCCAAAGCACGCAATCCGTATGCAGGCGTTCTATATGCACCGGATTCACACAAAAGAGAATTGGACGGACAGGCTATGGGTCAGCTTTCAGATTTATAACGGAGGTCGCGGGACGCTTGCCGCTGAATCGAGAAGGGCCGGAGTCACGGATTGGGCGGCAATGAAAGCGCAATGCCAGCGCAAGAAGATTCAGATGAAATGGGGCGTGTTGGATTTGTGTGAAGTCAATTACGACTATCCGGTAAAGGTCGAGAAATACGGTAACTTGTACAGGCGTGGGGTGGATGGAATGAGGTTCTGGCAATGACGACCACGGCAAAGATAATCATCGGCGTGCTGACCGTCCTTTTGCTGACAGCTTCGGCTTCGGCCCTCTATCACTGGTATCGCAAGCCGCAGGTTATCACGCACACGGAGTTTGTCCCAGCAAAGCCGATTCCTAAAGCAGCAAAGGTCAAGCGCGTCAAGGTTCCCGGCCCTGCTGAGGTTGTGACCCTCGACAAACCGACCCTCCTGCAGAAGATAGAACTGCCGCAATCCTTCAAGGACAACCCCGATTTGCAGGCAATCGCAACCGCCTCAATAGCCCCTTATCGTGGCACGACAAGCGCGATTGCGCTACTAAATACACAGACAGGAGTCGGCGAGATCATCGCTAAAAGGGAGCCGCTGCCGCTGTTTGGGTTCGTCAACGATAAAGAGGTGGGCATCCGCGCCGGAGTTAATGTCAAGGGGAACCCCGAAGTGACGGCATACGGTAAGTGGGATTTTGTCAGAGTCGGCAACGCCCATATCGGGGCATACGTCGAGGCATCGTCAACGGGCGACGCCAAGGCGCAGATAGGCATAGGCTATCGTTTTGATTAAAGGACTGTCATGGCAGACATAACAAAAACCGTAGAGATTTTCTTCGGCGGGAAAAATGAATTGTCCGGCATAGCGAAGGACATCGATCGCGACTTGCAGGCTCTGGAAAGGTCCATATCGAGCGTCACGACACCGATGGCGGCAGCCGGAGAAGCCGTGCTCAAGTTTTCAGCCGCGCTCGGCACGTTGGTCGCCGTCGGGCTGGCCTTGGCCGTCAAGGAAGCCGGAGAGTTTGCGGGAAAGTTCGGAGAAATCAGCACCCTCATCAAAGACACAGGCGAGCCGATAGACCAGTTTCGTGCGGACATTCTAAACTACGCAACCGGGTCTGTGAAGGGAATCGCTGACATCAATCAGGCTCTTTACAATGCGATCTCTGCGGGTGTCGATTATCGGAACAGCCTCGATTTCCTGAATGTATCCGAGCAATTATCCATCGCAGGCCGCGCAAATCTTGCCGATTCAACGAAGTCATTGATTTCCGTCTTGAACGCCTATGGAGAGTCCACTGATCAGGCGTCTAAATACGCCGACATCATGTTCCAGACCGTTCGCATTGGGCAGACGACGCTGCCTGAGCTATCAGAGGGATTGTCCAAGGTCACGTCCCTTGCAGCAGCGGCAGGCGTGCCGTTTGAAACGGTGGCGGCAGCCATCGCCGAGCTTACCGTCAAGGGCATGCCAACGGCAACGGCGCTAACGGCGCTGCGTGGCGCTTTGCAGGGCATGATTGATCCAAGCAAGGAAGCCGCAGCGTTGGCAAAAACGCTCGGCCTCGACTTCAGCGCGTCCGCCGTTCAGAGCAAGGGCTTCGAGACCGTGCTCAAGGAAGTGATGGTTGCAACAAAAGGAAATACGGAAACGCTGGCGCAGTTGTTCGGGAACGTGCGCGGCCTTGTCGGCGTTTTATCGCTCGGAACGGACGGCGCGGCAGGATTCCAGCGAGCGCTCGCTGAAATGAATAATTCCACAGGATCAGCGGCGGAAGCAGCGGCAAAAGTCGCCAATGAATATGAAAATATAAACACGCGCCTGATGAACCAGATCAAAGTGTCGCTGATCGAGGTCGGCGCGACGATCCTGCCGGGATACGGAGAGGCCGTGACTGTTCTTGGCAAGACTCTGGCGGGCTTCCGCGAGGCCATGAAAGCGGGGGTGTTTGATCCGCTGACGGACCTGTTTAAGGTATCCGCTGAGGATGCGAAGAAATTCGGCGATAGCTTTGCTTTGAATTTCAAGAACGCGCTGGTCAATATCGACCTGACAGGCTTGGCCGCCACGCTCGACCTGCTCAAGATGGACTTTGCGGAGGCTTTCAAGTTCGATAGTCAGGAGGCCATGACGGACGCCATGCAGTTTGTCATAGACTCCCTGATATCCCTGCTGGACGTATTGAAGGGCATGGGCGAAGGGTTCGCGCCGCTGATCAATTTTGTCAAGCAGTCTATCGACGCCTTCAATGGCCTTGATACGGCGACAAAGGAAAGCCTCGGCAACCTGATGGCCTTTTCGATGCAATGGAAGGCGCTCGGTCCGGTCATCACGCTCATATCTTATGCTATGCAGGCGGATGTCGAGAAGTCGGGGCAGGGGATGCGGCAGGCGTTCATGCTGATGGAAATCGGCATTGATGCCCTCAAGACAGGCTTTTACACGGCGGCGGCGGCAATCGTCACGGCGGCATACGGGATTGCGTCCGCGCTTAATACGGCATCGTTTGGAACGCTTGTCACGGACGCTGATCTTGCCAAGATGCGGGGATGGGTTGACTATCTTGGCGATAAAATGGTCACGGCGGCGGACAGGACGACAGATTCCGTCTTGGCGCTGAATCAGTCCATTTATGGGACAGGGACGGCGATGCTTGAAGCGAAGCCGAAGGTTCTGTCCCTTACGGAACAACTTGAAAAAATCCCTTCGGACATCCGGGCAAAGATCAGTGTTGCGATGGATTCCAGAGCGACGGATGACGTAAAATTTCAGATCGCCCAGGCGCTCGCCCTCGGTGACTTTAATCAGGTCAAGGTGCTGCTTGAGGTGGCAGAGAAGGAGGCCAAGGAAGCAGCGGACAAGCTCAAGGAGGCGGCACCGGCTGTCATGACGACGCGCGTGACAGTGCAGGCAGACGGCACGACCATCGAAGAAACGAAGGACATGATAACCAAGACCTTCCCGGATGGGACGGTTCTTTTGACGAATGTCGGCACGAAGGCGCACGCGGCGAGCATCGCGGAAACGAAGGCTGCGATAGACAAGGCGATCCCGCCGGAAAAGATCATGGAAATCACAGCGAAGATCGACGAGGCCAATATCAAAGCGCAGTCCGACATCGTTCAGAAGGCGATTGAATGGAAGGCGAAGATCGACATTGCGCAGATCGAAGCGGCGGCACAGACGATCAAGGCCATGTTCGGTAGCATTGACAACACCATCACCTCGACAGGCGAAACGCTGGTTGGGATGTTCACGGCCCTGAAGGACATGCAGGGGATGGGAACGGGGCTGATCGAGCAGGAAATCCGAAGGGAATCAGACCGGCGGGATGAGGCGCTTACCTTGCAGAAGGACTTGACCTATGCGCAGGTGGACCTCTTGAGGCAGCAGGTGGAGGCCATGAAGTCCGGTGGAGCCATGATCCAGATCGACGGCAAGGGCTTGCAGCCGCATCTTGAGGCGTTCATGTTTGAGATTCTCAAGCAAATCCAGATCAAGGCTAACGCAGAAGGCATGAAATTCTTAGTAGGAGCAACGGCATGATAGGCATGGCGGCGATGATATTCGATGAGGCAGGCGCGCGGATATTCCGAACGGGTCCGGCGCGCGACAGCGAGAACCTTAAAGGCGTCCGGCGGGTATCGCGTGTGGCTACCCTTGATGGCGGCGTGTCCGTGTCCGATATGGGCTATTCACACGGCGACAGGGACTTCAAGATTCGGGAGCCGCAGGCATCTCTGGATGCCCTTGAATTTGTGCGGCGCATGGTGGCGACCTATCAGGCCGTGACAATCACGGCAGATGATGGGGCGTATATTGCAGTCCCGAAAGGGTTTAGCGTGGTTAATAACGAGCTAATCGTGGAGTTGCTCATAAAGGAAAAGATTTCAGAATAGGAGGTTACAATGGCAGCATCATTTACGCTTTACAGTAGTTTCAGAAAATACATCATGAATGGGACGATTGACCTCGATACGAATACCATCAAGCTCATGCTGGTCACGTCGTCATATACGCCGTCCATAGCCCATGACGTGCTGGCGGATGTCACGGCATCGCCAAGTCCCGAGCTTGGCAGCGGCGACGGCTACACCACGGGCGGGGCAGAGGTGACAAACAAGGCGGTTACAAACACAGACAGTCCGTCGCAGGGGATATTTGACGCTGATGATACGGAGTGGGCATCGCTGACCAAGACGTTCCGCTACGGCATCCTGTATGCTTCCGGAACCTTGAACGGCATCGTTGACCCGCTTATCGGTTATATCCTGTTTGACACGACGCCTGCCGACATCGTTCTGAGCGCGTCGAAATTCACCGTGCAATGGAACTCAGGCGGCATCATTACGAGCTAAGAGGCGCGAGGATGAAGGATGCCGACTATATGGCTACGAAACACAGCCGGGACGGTGTTCCACCTGTCCGGCGCACGTGCATCATGGGAGGGTGAATTCAACACGCCTGACACGCCCCTGCCTACCAGCGCAGTTGTCAACCAAGACCGCTGCGCAAACACCCTGTCGATTCAATCTGAAAAGGAAATCCTTACCTTGGACGTATCGCCCGAAGGAAGAACGGGCGCGTGCGCCCAATGTGGTCAATGCTGTTCCCATCCAAGAGAATCCTGCGAAGATAAAAAAGCGTGTGGCTATGAGCGTCGTGGGAAGTATCACACCTGCAAGCACCTGATTGAATATCCTCAGAACGGGGGCATCGGTAGCCCCGGTGGAACGGCTTGTGGCATCCGGCGGCGCTTGCTTGACACACATAAGGGTTGCGTGGAGTTCCCATCGTCGAAGGATGATATAAGCCCGCTCATGACGGCCTGTGGAATGAGGTTTGAGTAATGGCGACACGATACAGGATACGAAAAACTGAAGAACCCGCCGTAAAGCCGACCAAGAAGGGGAGCTGGTCGAACTCAGCTTTTAGATGGAGAAGGCTGGAAACGGGAGCGTATGATTCATCTGGGCTTGGACTTGCCACATCAGAGGTGGCAGAAACGTCAAGCGCAGCCATTTATAACATCCTCATGTCAGCCGTAACAGACATGCTTGCTGCACAAACATTGTCCGGTACGGTGTCCATGCAGTACCAGTTTAAGGAAACAGACGCCGCCGCAAATATGTTTGCACGGGTAGGCATTTATCTAATAGACGGTGCCGGGGACTTAAAAAGCACCTTGCTTGCGCAGACCACAGACAACACGGAGTTTGTCACCGCATACACAAACCGGACAGTTCTTGCAAGCGTAGCGCTTTCATCCCAATCTTGCGCGGCAGGTGACAGGATCGTGGTTGAAACCGGGTATTATGCAAATAATACCAAGACGACATCATACACGGGCGGCGTCGCCTATGGCGCAGATAGCAGTTTAAGTGACCTGCCTGTCAATGATTCAACCACAGGAAATTATCTTGGCTGGATTGAATTCTCGCAAGACCATACTTTTTTGCCTCAGCCGACAATCGAAACCATAACAGAAGATGCTGTCGCTTTTAGCGGTGCTACCGTTACTCTCGAATTTCGCGGCGCGTGCGGTGAGGGGACGACGCTTGAGTATGAAGTGGCGATAGATAAGCGGAGCGGCGTTCCTGACAGGGAATATATAACGAACCGCACATACTCAAGCTCATATGCTTTAGGAACGGGCGGTGTCATAGCGGACGATGACTATATTTACTCATGCGGAAACAATGTGAGTTCACCATATAACGCAATCACGCGACTGTCCAAATCAGATTACGCAACAGAATCTACCCTTACCCTTGGCACAAATACCATTTATGGGATTGCGCAAGATGAAAGCTATTTATATATATCTTATTACAATAGCAGCACCACCGCTTATGGCGTGATACGAGCCACCAAGGCAACCTTTACAATCGACACCACAAAGCAACTTGGAACGGGGTATGCCCCGGCGAAGATTCTTGTTCTTGGGGATTATCTTTACGTGCCGATAAAGTCGGGAGTAATCTTCAAGATAGGGTTGGCTGATTTTGAAACAGCCGCGACACTCAATACGGGGATAGCGATGTATAGCGTTATAACCCATGACGACACGCACCTTTGGCTCGGGACATATCAGGGCGGCGTGCAATTCAAGCTGGTGAAGGTGTTGCTGTCGGATTTTGCTACATATTCCTCTTATGAAACCGGGGCATCCATTGGCCGGTATTACCTATTGGGCCTTGCCGCATCAGGCGATAAGTTGTTTCTTGCAATAGAAAACGAGAATCGAGGAGTTTTCAGCGTCAACAAGAGCGATGGTTTGACGTATGTAAGGCGGGAAATATGTGCATCAGGAGATCTTTACCCGACAGCCGTTGTGGCAGAGGGTGGGTATGTATATTGGAGCATCGGTGGAATTAGCGATCAGTATGTCGTAATGGCGAGCATAGAGGCCGTCAAGTTTTCGACCGATGCATTTGATCTCGATACAGGAAGCGGGACTGTATCCCCCGGCAACGCCACCTCAGGCTGCGGGGCATCAAGCGACCAAGTGTTCGCATTTACTTATTGCGCATCAAGCGTTAAAAAAATAACCGTGTTCGGAAAGGCCATACTTCGATGTTCGTCAGTATCTGATGCCGATTTTACAAATACGGAGACAGAAACAGACGAGTCGCCGTTTAATTCGGGCGAGATTATCCGGCTTACAAAGCAAGCAGCGGCATTTAGCGAAGGGACAACCCACTACTATAAGGCACGCTGTCGCAATGGAGGCGGGGCAGGGCTGTGGAGCGAACCGAGCGGAATCCAATCATTTACAGTCAGCTCTGGTGGGCCTATTACCATTGAACCCCCTGTTGCTGCGGCGATGGTTGCTGCCCTTGCTCCGTTCATACGCCCCATGCCGCCTGCGGCCAGCATTGCAATGACTCCTATGCCAGTGACATATGATGCCGCCGGAATTGCTTTCGCTTACCCGCCCACGGCAGACGCTACACTTGCGCCGCTTAACCCGATAATTAACGTGCATTTCCTTGTCGTGCAGGTGCCCGCTGTAACGATAACGATGCAGGGCAATATTCCAACGGTTGATGTCGGCCTCACGCGCATCAGGCAGGAAATCAACATGCTCTGCCATATCCTGTCAGCCACAAGTGGAAACGATGCCACGTCAAACGAAATTGTCCAACTCGATGATGATTATTACCCTGATGGGACATTCTATTTCGAGGTTGTCGGCTATACGTCATCGAGTCTTGCGGTTGACATTAAACTCAGGCGCAAAGGCACAAGCACGGATGATGCGACGTGCTCGATCCCGGCCGGGACAACCGCCCCAAGGGTTTTCCGGTCCGCATCATTCACGCCTCAAACCACGGAGACGGAGTATGTTGTTTATATTCCGAATACAAGCGGGGCGACGAAATATGTGGTATCCGCCCGGATTGTTATCGTGCAAAAGGCCCCATCCATCGCAATGACGGAAAGCCAATATGAAATAGGGAATTATGAAACGGGCAAGACAAATACCACCGTTGCGCCCCTGACATATCCAAAATATTTTCGGCAATCATATTCTGACAGGGGTTCTGCTGGATGGGTTTATGGTGAAGCTGTCTATAAATCGTCTGGTGGGGCGGTGACGATTACCCTGCAAGTAGATGATGGCGCATTTGGAGGATGGACAGATGTAATGAGAATTGTCAACGCTGGAACGGCCACAAGCGCAACGCGAGTCCGCAGCTGGTTGATGATTAACACAACCACATATTTTCAGCCAGCGGAAGGCAAGCATTATAGGATAGCCGCTTATTGCGCGAGTGGAACCTATGACATATATTGTGCCAAATTTATCTATCGTCAAGGCACTCTTGGTCAGCGATACATCGAAAATTGCGAAAGGATAGATTCGGTAGCTGTTGGTAGTGATGGAAGGGTTATGGTGGTAGGAGCGAGAGGCGTGGGTGTTTGCAAGTCGCAAAATTATGGTGACAGTTGGGTGAACGTCAAGGCTTACACTACTGCCGCCTTTGTATGTATATCGGACTCAGGCCAACACATAGGTTATGCTCAACAAGTTGTTTTCGAAAATGACCAGCATGGCATCTCAAATGATTATGGTCAGACATGGACCATGCATCCCGAACTACCCACATATTACACCAGCGGGATAGTGTGCAGCACGTCGGGGCAGTATTTTTTCATAATGACAAGACAGGTTACAGGCCAATCTTACGGGAGATTATATCGTTCAAACAATTATGGTGTTTCGTTTGAATCACTCGGAAATATAAACGGGGAGTGGGCGACGCTGCGACCTGTTTTTTGTAGCGATACCGGTCAATATGTCGCCTATGGGCTTATAGTCGATGGCTCTTTAATTATAAAATACTCAAGCGATTATGGCGATACATTCAGCGAACTCAATCCATTTCCTGACAAAACGCCGATATTCTTGTCGTTCTATGACATGTCGAGGGACGGAACACATCTCTTTATTAGATATTATGAAAGTGACTATGTAGAAATCCACAAAGTATCGCATGACAGAGGCGCATCATGGGCGAACTTTCCCTCATGGAGGCCGTCAGGATATGATAGTGTAGGGCATCGTTGGTTTGAATCAAATGATATATGGTGGGCGCAGTTTAATAATGGTTGGACTTACGCAAAGATATACCGTTCAACGGATAGTGGGGCAACGTGGACTAAAATTATGCCGCCAGAGGACGACGTTACAGGAGGGAATTTGGGGTTCGGACTTGCGTTCGCGGGTGCTTCAATAGACGGGAACACTGTTTTACTTGGTTCTGGCTCCCAGAGTTGGCCTGCGGTTTGGCGAAAAGTCGTTAATAAAATGCGGGGTGAATACCTGCTCGAAAATACATATAACAACACAGCGGGGCTTGCAGACCATGATGTTAAATGGGAACCATCAGACTGGGGCTTATTGGAGAATGTTACGTTTACTCACGTCATAGACACATCATCCGATGCAAGCGATAGCGCAAAATTGCAGACAGACCCGAACGGGACGCCAGCCGATATAACCAACTCGACGGCGACGGGAGCAAATAGGGCGGTGAGTTTGTCCCTTACAATGCCAGAAACGCCTGCAACGATAGACGTGAATGTCCTCAATACCCCAATTTACGCGAGCAGGATTATCGCAAAGTATGCCCCCGCTATTCCAATGACTGTTGATACGGTGGCCATGACGTTGACGGCTTTGGAGCCGATCATCTATCCCATGAAAACACCTGTCCCTGCGGCTGCAATGACGCTGACGGCGCTTGCGCCGACGGGCGTGATCCCGCCGCAGATATTCAACTATCCGCCCACGGCTTCGATGCAGCTCAATGCAAGGACGGTGCATCATTCATGGGATGTCGATGCCGATGCCGCCCTGACAGCGCAGAGCATTTATCTATGCACGCTGACAGGTGATAATGACGGAGTGTCCGACATTAACCTGCCGCTGTCCTGTTTCAACGCCAAGTTGACGGATGTATTTGAGTCCTATGTTCTGTGCGTCGTTCCGGACGTGGTGACGTATGAAAGCGAAATCGTGGAACGGAAGAACGGCGAGATCGTGATTTTCAGCGGCTACCGGACGGCAAGCGGCGAGGAGCTGGTGGAGGAAATATTCCGTGTGCCCCTTGCTTCCATAGCCATCGCAAAAGGTGGAAGAAGTGAAACGATAACCATATTCGGTTGGGGTGTCGTGCCTGTCGGCACGCCGAAGGAACGGACAGCGCGCGGAGTGGAGCGAGTTACGAAACAGGCCAACGGCAAGCGTGTAATTATCAGCGAGATAGACTTGTTTCTGCGGTGCGGCGATGTCTTTATTTACGGCACAGGCGGTAATGATTACATCCAAGTCGGCGCGATTAAATACGAGGCTGACGCACCTTCCAGCACAACGGCCATGACGGTCACGGAGCTTTAGGAGGCATTATGGCAGACACATATATTTCAATTCCGGTGGCGACGGTGACGATGGAGCCTCTCAATTCCGGCGGCTATCTTATGATTCCCGGCGGAAGCGTTGAGCTGTCAGCCCTGCCGCCGTTCGGCGTTGTCGGAATCCCGTATGAGGACATGCTGCAAGCCCGGCATATATTCCGGTGTGTGTTAACCGGAGCGGACAATGGATTGGATGACCTTGAGCTGCCGATTTCATCTTTCAACGCGACAGTCCGTGATGGTGACCCGACTTATTTATCCTGCAATATTCCGAATGGCTCGGCTTACATTGACGAGATTCTGCTTCGGACAGATGGCGACATTCTGGTTCGTGCAGGCGTGGCGCTGGCGGATGGTTATGAATATCTGGAAGAAATTGTCCGTGTGAATTACGAAACCCTGCGCACGGAACTGACTGCATTTGAAGGGAGCGTGACTGACATCGCTATCATTACGGGCCACAAGACAAGGACGCTGAATCAATCGAAGGAATGGGAACTGCAAGGGGTGTCTTATTACGCCATGCGTGACGATGGGAAACGCAGGCTGCGGGCAGACCTCGACTTTCAGCTCCGCTGCGGTGATATATTAACGTATGGCGATGACACGCTGGTAGTCGGGGCTATTTCGTATTCCGTCACGGCTGCCCCGGCAATGAAATTTATGGAAATAGAGGAAGCATAAGTGGGCGTAGCTAAAATAACCAATGTTGCCAATGCAAGCGTCGGGAAGTATTCTATCGAGCTGGTCAAGGACCCCGGCTTGTCTGCCAAGCGCCTTGCGGCTATCGCCAAGCGGCTGGTAGAGATCATCCCGCTTATTACCGCAGCCGAGGCCGCCCACGCGGTTGCGCTTGCCGCGCTGGACATGGCTTATGAAGCACTGGACGCCGCGATAACCCAGCAGAAGCCCTCCACGACGGAGCAATCGGCGGTAGTGGCCGCGATACAGGAATTGACCAAGAAAAAACAGGCGTGGGATCGGCTCAAGTCCGAGAAACTATTGCTGGAAAAGGAACAAACGGTCCTGACGACAGCGACGCAAGCGGAAACGCGAAATAACGTGTGGTGCATCGACAAGACGACAGACCTCGTTGTTAATCAGATAGTCGGAACGGCTGAGATAAATGGCGAGGCTGGGACGATCCTCGTGTATCCCGGTGGAGCAGCGGAGGACTTGGGCGGGATATTGCAACCTACGGGAGTCAGCACGCCTTCGGCTGTGTTCTTTAACTGGGCGATCCTGCCCGGCTGGCAGAAATGGAAGCCGACGTATCGAATCGGGACAATCGTTGACATCAATTATGACGACGGCCTTTGCGATGTAGCCCTTGATCTCGCATATAGCTCAACGGGGTTGCCGATAAATCAGGCGGGCGAGGAATATCTGCTATTGCAGCCTGCCGTGACGGGATGGACACAGTTCTGTGATGATAACCCCGGCTTCCCGCTTGTTTCAAACACGGCAAGCACGTCAATCGAGATGACGGCGCAGCTTAAGGCCGACTTGCAGACCGTGAACGCGGAAGTCAATAACCGCCACACCTATAAGCTCGACACGGAAACGTATGGCAAGTTGGAGCATTGGACTACCATGTCGCCCGGCGGCAGCGGTGATTGCGAAGATTTCGCGCTCACAAAGGCGAAGGCGTTGCTTGACTTAGGCTATCCGGCATCCGCAATACATATTGAAATCGGCCTTACACAGAAGGGCGTAGGCCATGCGTGGCTGGTTGTGCAAACGGATAAAGGCGACATAGCCCTTGACAACGGTTATGATACGCCTGTCCCGACAGGTGCGCTGTCCTACACAAATAGACGGCGGCAGACGGGACGGAATTGGGGCGAAGCGACGGTTATCCTTCGAGCGGTCCCGATTTATTACATGGGGAACGAGGACGCCGCGCTATTTTTTCCACCGAGCGAAGGCTATGGCGGCGACAGGGTTGTCGTTGAATTCATTGAACAGAAATGGGAGCAGCCCATCGTCATCGGCTTTGAAAGCAACCCAAGGGCGACCAATGTCAATTTTTATATCGGGAAGACCACCTCACCGTTCTCTGAGTATGCGAGGGATACCATATCGGCACGCTGCCTGCGATATTTCAAGACAGGCCCCAACGCCTCATTGAGTAACCTGACGAACGAACGGATTAAGCTGCTTGTTTTGCCGTGTCCGGTTCGCGTGCTTTCAGACGAAGAACTGGCCGCAATTCAGGCGTTCCGTGGCAGGGGTGGCAGGGTTGCGTTCTTTGCGGGGAGCAATCGTGAGAAGGCCAATGAAGTGTTGACGCAGCTCGGTTCAAATTTCGAGATTATGCCGACGCGCTATAACACGAACATCAAAAACCTCAGCGGCTTCATGAAAGAGTCAGGCGTGTCTGCGCCGTCGATGTTTTGGGTTCCCGTTCAGATAACAGGATGGCTCAATTTCAAATCATCCAAGTGGGGCGACGCGAGCTTGCGGGATTTTCACGGTTACGGGCTGCAATATGGATCAGACATGGCCGCGACGATGATACAGGATGCTTTCTATAAGCACAGCAGCTCTCTTAACGGCCCGTTCCCGGCCATTCATTGCAGCGAACAAAAGAACGAGATTGAAGGCAGTCCACCGCCGTCATGGACGGTCACATGGGTTGACCCGGCAGGCGCAGCGCAGGTGTTCCCGGCAGGCTATCGGACAGCATACCCGACAGACCTCAGCGCGTGGGCGAACTGGATTGGCGCAAACAGCGGCTCGATGCCACACTTGCGCATGGAGGCTTACGGCTATACTATACCCACGTTCTCGACGCCGTATGGCACGCTTTGGGACTTGGAAGAAATGATGGGGGTTGATATGTTTGGGGCAATCATGGCCTATGAGAAAGGCTCCAACATGTCTGTTGCTTGCATGAAACTGTCTTTCCTTACCTCAGCCACAGGCGACCCAGCGTGGATTGATTATTATTACCGGACAGTGGCTTTCATAAATTGGCTGAACAACGGCGAAATGCCGATTCATGATTTTTTCCAGAACGGCAACACGTTTCAACCGTGGCCTCCGTATATCCCGTCCTATTACAGTTATGGCGGCGGGTATGTCGATGGCGACGGCTCCGTTCTTGTCGGACCTTGATGCGGCTATGCCGACGGTTCGGGCGCGGTTATTCAATACCCCTGATAAAGCATCCCCCGTAGACACGATGAGACAAAGTAAAAAAGGGTTACTCGCGTAACCCCTTGATTTTATGGCTGGGGGAAGAGGGCTCGAACCTCTATTCACGGAGTCAGAGTCCGTT